TCCCGCCGTTCCCATTTCCGTTAGAACTTCCGTTACCATTTTTCTTTGTTTCGCTATCATCATCCTTTGTATCTCTTGCGAGATATCCACGAGCTCCTATACGATACCCACGAGGTATCTTCTTACATTTCTTATCAGTGAAACAGTAATATTTGCCTGGCGGACACTTCTTAGCCATGAATGAATCGTATCTTCAAGTATATTTATACTTTTATTACAGTCTTGGATAATTTAAAGACTGTAGATGCCGTAGATGTTGGAGTCACACGAAGTCTTAGATTACCACCACTAATATCAGCATCAAATGTGGCGAGTATTGAACCTGTTCTTATCGTTCCATATTCACTTAAAAAGGCATTCGTTCCATCATGAACAACATTGATAGTTGTTACATGATATTCTGTTCCTCTCGTTACTTGAACTTGGAAAGTTGCAGATCGATTGACTGTTGCAGAAACACTCGCAACTGTATCTTGGCTTGATGATGTGGTTGTTAAAGAATCACTTGAAAGTGTGATAATGCCTGGGTCTCCAAGATCTACACCAGATGACGCAGTAATAATACCAGTTGCAAGAATATCATTTTGATCTAGAGATGTAATTGTTCCAGCAACAGATAAGTTACCACTAATAATTGCATCAACAGCGTTTACATCAGTTACTGTTATATTTGGAGAACCTGTTAAACCTTGAGCGCTGACTGCAAGTGTTGATGTTGCTGCATTACCAGTTGTATCTTGATTACCATCAGCATTTACGCCTGGTAGATTAATGTTAGCAGATCCATCAAAAGATACACCACCAATGGTTCTTGCATTTGCAAGTTTTGTTGCAGTTGCAGCGTTACCTGTGGTTGATCCAGATGTACCAGAAACATTACCAGTTACGTTACCTGTAAGATTTCCTATGAATGTCGTTGCAGTCGTAGTTCCAGATACATTGACATTCTGTAAGAAAGTTGCGTTTGTATTTGTTCTTATGTTATCTGTAACTGCAATACCTGTAAGTGCAGATCCATCAATCGCTGGTAGTGCAGATGGGAATCTTGCATCTGGTATCGTTCCAGATGATAGGTTACTTGCACTTAAAGAATTAATAATTGAAGATGTAACAAATGCAGCACCATTAGTCAGTTGATTATTATTAGTTGGTATTGTTGGTGTGTTTGAGAAGTTGTTATAATCTAAGTAGTATGACGCAGCTTGACTGTTTAACTGAGTCGCATTTGAAGCGGTTCCCGTAACATTTCCCGTTAGATTCCCAACAAATGTTGTTGACGTTGTAACACCAGTAAAGAATCCATCACCATCTTTACTTAAGGTAACACCAGTTCCAACAACCAAACCAGATCTTGCAGTTACTAAACCAACAGAATCAACATTAGTTACATCTTCATATGTTAGAGTCCCAGCAATTGAAACATTCCCATTCGCAGTAATATTAGTAACTGTGATACTTGGTGTTCCTGTTAATCCAGCAGATGTTCCTGTAATATTGTCACTTGTAGTGATGAAGTTAGCACCATTAGTCAGTTGATTATTATTAGTGGGTATTGTTGGTGTGTTAGAGAAATTGTTATAGTTAAGATAGAATGATGCTGCTTGTCCGTTTAGTTGTGTTGAATTTGTCGCAGTTGCAGCGTTACCTGTGATATCATCACTTGCAGTAATAAATCCAGCGCCATTTGTAAGTTGGTTAGTGTTTGTAAATGAGGTTGTAATATATCCAGCACCATTAGTCAGTTGATTGTTATTACTTGGTATTGTTGGTGTATTTGTAAAATTATTATAATTAAGATAATATGATGCAGCTTGACTGTTTAATTGAATTGCATTACTTGAACTTACCTGTACTGCATTTCCCATGTAACCATGAGATGAACACTGATAATGAAGAACAGTTGGTGTAGAATCTGTAACTTCTAAATCAACATAACCTGATCCTACAGTAACACCTGTTGTATATGCAGTTGCCTTTGCAGCGTCGAGGTAGAAACGGAATGGATGACCACTATTTGAACTGTCTGACACATCAAAACGATATGTCCTGCCAGGCGTGAGTGTAAGAAATGGTGATTGAACATTATCTAAAACATATCCTTGACCACTACCTGTTCCATAATATCTGTGTTCTCCATCTACCTTACTTGCAACCTTAACTGTGATTGTTTTTGTTGATGCATATGGAGCAATCAGATGACTAAATCCTGAGAACTGTGCAGCAGTTATAATACCAGTTGTGTTGACACTATCATTAGCACCAACACCGCCGCCACCACCACTAGCATCTGCACCTACAAACTTACCACTCGATGATTCATATTTTAAAAACTTACCATCTACCTTTGCACTATCTTCATCAACATCATCAAGTTTTAAAAGATTGACTTCACCAGATCCTGGCCCATGTGCAAGAACTTTGTATAAAATATCTCTAACTTGTTTAATTTCTGCTTTGAGATCATCTACGCTTGTTTCATCTGCATTTTCAACTTGTTCCTTAATATTTGTTTCTTCAATAAATTTTATTGCCTGTGCAACAGTGTCACTAATCTCTGGTGTTTTAATCGGTTCTGGTTTGATGAGATCAACAACCTCAAATGATGGATTATCATCAGAATCCTCTAAAGTTGAAATATCAAAATCTTCAGGCACACCTACAGTGACAGCTGGTTCTGTGATGTCCTTTACTTCTTTTGGATTTTCAATTACATCAATTATTGAATCTAATTGTTCAATTAACTTTTCTTCTTTCTTTTTTTGTTTCTTTATATTTACTTTTGCTTCCTTAATCCCAGTAACCACAGTCGAAGTTAAGACATCAAGATTGATGTCTGCTTCCTTGAGAAGGTTTTTAAACTCCTCTTTCTTTTCCTTTTTAGCTTTTCCGAGAAGACTAAAAAATTCTGTGAGTTCTGGAGATTTCATTTATCATCTTTATTTTGATTCTTAATTAATTTTGATAACTCCGCTGTTGAACCTACAAACAATGCATTTGTAACATTGGTAGGGCCTTTATTTGGATCTTGTTCAAGATCTTTCATTTTCTGTTGCAAATCAATAAGTTTATCTGTTGTATCTGCAACTGCTTTGATTGTGGTTGCAGCAACTTCGTATGCTCTTGCAGAATCTGACTCTTGAGCTAATTCTAATATACCATTTACTGCTTCCTGTCCCTTCTCAACTAATGAATATAAGTTTGCACGACTATATTCATAATCCTTTTCAGAATCATTTTTATCATCCTTCTTCAGTTGATTCTTTCGAGGTTCAATCTTATTGTCTTCAACGACCTCTGTATCAACGTTAAGTGCTTCCTCGATAGAATCAAAATTTTTCATAACTCTCCTAGATGTCTATGCCTTGTGAAGGACTGAACTCCCTACCATCACTAAAGAATGATGACATTTCATCAAATCCAAAATCATCACCAAACTCAATGGATGCATTATCAGTGGAACTGAGAACACCAATACTTGCATTATGTTCGTGTTTCGCAGCGATTGTGTTATCATATGCACGATAAACTGTTACATTCTGACCACTAATACTTCTGATAAACATAATCTCAGTGTCAATAATGATTCTCTGATTTGCAGCAAGGTCAGTTGTGCTACTTACCTTGAAGGTTGTAACTTTCTCAGAAAATGCACCATCAACAACTGTCGCCTGATCATCATCATAATTTTTCTTCGCAGTTGGTGTTGCACTATATCTTTGAACTCTTTTCGCAGTTTTAGTGTTTGTGCTGCCATAGTAATCCACATCAACTTTCTTGATAAGACCTTCTGGATTATCTGCAACGGGGCCGAATAGATAAGTTTTTGCAGTGAATGATAATGTATAAATGATTGTTCTACGAGTATCAAAACTCCCCTCATACTGATCACTATAGTTTATGCTCTCTAAAACAATTGGAATATCTTTTTTCTCACCAATTGAATCTATTAGATTAATAGTTATGTTAAATGACGGTTGGAAATAAGGAACAATTTGTTCTAATATTTGTAACGCATCATCACTTAACTTAGCTATAATACTAAGTTCAAATCCAACATTATATGGAACAGGCATGTAAACTTTCTTAGCAGTTGTTCCATCCTTTGCAAGAAAAGTTTGTGCAATTCCAGTCTTTCGAGTTGGGTCATATTGTATTCCCTGCATCTCAAAGGATAATCTTGGAAGAGTTATTGCAATCTCTCTTTCTAAATCTGGTTGTTGTTGAATTCTTGCTAAGAATTTTTGCATTGGCCCATAAGCCAATGGCACTTTTAACACACTAAAAGTCGTTCCACTCGCATCCTTGTGTCGAATGTTAATATTATTAAAGAGAGTACCGAAACCGATAACTGTCTTTCTTAATATTTCATGATAGAAATAAGTACCTAACATATCAAAGCTTTCTAACTATTTAGAATGTTCCGAACGGATTGCCTTCTGAGAAGTCTAAAATGGCATCAGCCTCTGATTCAAAAGCTGCGTTATCATTATATTGATTCGCAGTATATTCTTCATTTGGATAATCATTTGGTTGGTCATAACTTACAGAAAGTATCACATACTCTGCACCAGATTCAAGTCCTTTTATTTTTTCACCAACTTGGAACTGCATCTTTGTTAACATACCAACATCAAGAGTTCTGGAACTTGAATCCCATACTTTAACCCTTGCAGTCTCTGATGAATCTGAAGATACTTGAACAGTTTCATTGAAGACATAATTACCATCTCCAATAGAAGTCGCAGCACCAATTGTAATCGTAGGTGCAGTTGTATATCCACTACCAGCGTTACTAATTCTGATTGCACTAATTGTACCACCAACCATCACTGCCTCAGCAGTCGCATCAGTTCCGCCCGATGGAGCTGTAGAAATAGATACATTTGGAGTTGTTGTGTAACCAGAACCACCAGATGTAATTGTAACAATACCTACCGAACCTAGTGTAGTGATGCCAGCAGTCGCTATACCAGTGCCTGGCACGGTTACAGTTGGTATTCCGATGTATCCTCCGCCAGGATTGATTAAAAGAATTTTATCAATAGATTTAGCAGTTGCAAGACCAGATCTTGATGTCATGATTGCAACAGCTGTTGCATCCACGCCAGGTGATGTGCTGATTGAAACAGTAGGTGCAGCAAGATATCCCTGACCATCATTTTGTAAAAATAATTGTTGAACTGCACCAAAATTAAGGGTTGTATTTGCAGTTGCAGTGCTACCAACTCCTGATAGTATTAATCTCGCAGAGTAACCGTCAGTTTGCACAACTTCATCAATTATGTTGACGTTTGTATCAATGACCTCATCCTCATATTCAAATACTTCACATGTGAGTTGATATGTATAATTTTTTCTTAACTGATAGTTTGGTTTTTCAAATTCAACATATTTTATTTCAAACAATTTTTTTCCCAAGGGAGAAAATAACAAGTCACCTTCTCTTGGTCGATTTGATATTTCATAATCATCCTCTTGTTGTTCCAAAAATGGTGCTACAGATTCTTCAAATCTTTCTCTTGAAATTACAAATGTCGCTTCAGTTGTAACTCGAACACCAAATTTTGTAAGTATGTCTCCTTGTCCAGCATATCCATCAACATTCATTAGGTAAGCCTCAAGGGGAAAAGCCTGATCAAATCTTGATTCAGTGACTTCCTTCATGATTGTTCTTGATGTCATTAATTTACGAGGAATATAATGACAATCGAGTCCATACGTCCTTAATTGTTCATTAATTAAGTCCTGTACTAAACCTTGTTCTCCTTGAGAACCCTGTAGAAAAAACGGATTTAACATTATCCAATCATATCAAGTGGTGGCATTTCGTAATCACTTGACATCTTAGATCTGATTTCATCTAGTTCTCTAACACCATCATCATATATCTGACGACCATTGAGTTGAATGCCGCCAGGCAACTGAACACCTTGAAACTTAATTAGATTCATACCCCATTGTTTTTTACATAACGCAGTAAAATATCTTTTTAAAAACTGATCATTATAAACTTGAGTAAAATCATTTGGATCTAAAATTCTGAAACAATCAATCACAAAATGATCATCAACATTTATGGTTTTAAAATCTGTGTCAATATATAATCGATCTTGACGAATATTAAATCTAAACTTCATGTCTGGATTTAATAAGAAAGTAATATCCTCAAGATAAGTTTGAACCATTGAGTACTGAAGAAGATCTATAGAACCAAACTGATATAAGTCATTTAAAAATAACTGATACTTAATATTAAACAAACCATCGTAAACAGTGTCAGATCTAATTTTAAATATTTGATTAACCCCGATCACAGATGGAGGCATTTGTAGATAGTTTTGATTTTCCTCAAAATTGAAACTTGTTGATAATCCCACTGTGGATGTTCCAGTGGTTGTTGTAATACCAGCATTTTTATCTCCTCCTCTCGCTTCCCCTCTATCAATATCTTCTTGTGTAATTTTGTACTTCAAATACATCCTTACGATGCCATCGTAATGTCTCTCTTGATATACTTGAATAGCATCATCTAACAGATCTTGAAATTGTTCATCTGCAACGTTAATCTCTAAGACAGGAAAACCAAGCTGTCTTTTTGCGTAATCTATTAATCCTTCTCTAGAACTTGGTTGAGCCATTCTTCACCTCTAAGTTGAAATACCTGTTCTGACAAGCACATTACCCTCTATTATTTTAAAGAAAGTAGAACCAGAACTTACGTTGACATCATATAGATATCTACCCTCAGATAAACTTCGGGTCACAGTTGAACCCATAGATAGAGTTACTTTTCCATCTGTATCCCCAAGAGTTACACCAAAAGTATTTGCAGTTCCAATCGCTGACTTTTTCATATTACTTCTTCCAGTATAGTTAGAAAAATCTATGCTAGAACCAGCAGAAGTTCTGACTGTAAAAGTGGTGTTAAAATCAGCACCAGAAAACATGGTTAGATTCACACCCATTGGAACGGCTACGTCTGGATCAAAAGTGATTACCTGTTGTGCCATTTTTCTAATTATTTAGTTTTTGAACAAGAGTAGATAAAAGGCCTTTAATTTCACCAAGTTCACCCTTTACATTGTCAAGATCCTCTTTCATTTGATCTAACTCAATATTTTTACTTTCCACAGATTTTTTTCTATGCATATATGCAGCATATGCTTTTTTATCTTTGTTAATAATTGCTGTGGATTCGGTGTCTCGAAAAAATCCAGACTTTCCCTCAACTGGTATATGATTTGACATTATGCTAATGCGATTGCTCTAAGTTCTTTAATCAATGGTGGTTGTGCCTGATCAGTTCCAACCATGTCAATCTTAATTTGGAACTTAGTGAACGGTGGTAACTCTCTTGATGTAAAACTGTAGTCCTTAAATTCACCGCCAACAGAAGGTGTTACTGGATCATCAGGAAGACCACTGTTATTAGAGAAGTTAATTACTTTACCATTCTGATCAATATTATCATGGCCAGGAAATAATTCAAAGTTGCGATCAAAACTATTTTCTGTAGATCCCTCTGCAATCGTTTTAAAGAATACACGAATATCGGCACCTGATCTTCGATATGCAGCAAATTCAACTAATATGTTAGTTGCTGGATTATTTAAAACCACCATCTTAGAAACGTAAGTTGATGCACAAGGATCTTGTCCTGTTTGATTTACACGACTATCACTTGCAAAATTAGATACAGGACTATTAACACGGTTTGTAGTTAGAACTGTGCTAACACGATCTAAATCAATCACAGGTGAAACATTTGGACTCTTAGAGGCCATTAATACTTCAAGTGTTAATGATTTATTGCCTGGTAATTCAGATAATTGACGATCTTCATTTACTTTAGATGCGACCATTCTTGGAGTCTCAAAATGAGTTTGTCCAGTTACTGAAACTGCTTGGAATCCTTGATCTACAAATGATTGTTCGGATCCATCAACACTGGTTGCAGATATTGTTCTTACACGAGCACCAATGTTTGTTCCAGGCGGTGTCATTGTCTGAATATTAGGTGTGATTGTTTCAAACTGTATGTTCTGTGTTGCAGTTACATTTGACCCACCACCTCTTTTTGTAGATGAGAAGAAACGATCTGGAATGGAGGAACCACTTCGATCTGTACCATCACTATTCATATCAACTTTGATATGATAGAAATCTAAATCTTTATCATTTGGAACAGTTACAGTTGGACTATTCATATCATGTTGTTTATTGATTCTTCTAAGAGAAACTCCACTAAATTCATATTTCTTAATTATGTCACCAGATGAGTGACTAGCCTTAACTGTAGAGTCAATACCTCTGGTTGTAACTCCTGTAATTGATCCATCTGCAACTCCAGTATAAGATAAAATTTCATTACCTATAATTGCATAACCATAATTTGTTGTTCCGACTCCCACTCCTTCAAAAGTATCAAAGTTTGCTGATGATACTACAGATATATCTGTAGTTGCAGTATTATTGTAGTCAGCACTTAGAGTTGTTGAAGGGACATCTGAATCAACTCCAGATATACTTACTAAGTTGTTAAATGCATGTAAAGCATGAGACCTATGATTGACTTTAAAATGTAATCCATCGTTTGTTGTATCAACATCTATACTTGCGATTGTAGCTCCACTTCCAACTGTTTTTCCATCTATTCCAATCAAAGTTGATCCGTTATTGTACCCAAGTGTTCCAACTCCTGTTACGAATGAACCTTGAATGTTATCAACAACTAAACTTCTTGTCATAGAAACAATACCAACAGAGAGAACAGCACCACTACCATTTCCAAGACCTAATGTTCCAATTCCTAGAGTGTCACCAACTGCATAATTGTTTCCACCATCTGTGAAAGTAACAACACCAATAACTCCATTGTTTACAGTTACATCACCAATAATTCCAGTTCCCTCTCCAGTTTGAGTAATCATTGGAATATCTGAATATGTTAAAACTCCATTAGAGGGTGTGTATCCAACGCCAGGGTTAATTATTGTAGCAGCATTAGCATCATCAATCTTTGCAACACCAGCAGTGTTAATAAGACTCGCTGACGCATTTAAGTTATCAAATTGACTAATGTTAACGCCAGGCACTAATCCAGTAGCAGGAGTTGTTGATAAAGCTGTTGCTAATCCTATCACTGCTTTTTTAGATAAAGAAGTGATTGGATTGACAGACAATGTTGGAACTTCATCATTACCAGTTGATAACTCTGAGTTAAAGAATCTACCCACAGAAGGAGCAGTATTAAATACTGCTTTTTTGATTGTAAACTTCATATCTTCATATTGACTTGGATCCCATGTCGTACCATTCTGTGACTTAAATAATGATCCTAAGTATGGTTGTTGACTAATTAAAACTTGTTGTTCATCTGGTAATCCAACAGTTGATATATCTACCTCTCCCATTCTTGATATCCAACAGTTGTAATTTTCTGCTGGAGTTACAAGAACCAAAGCATATTCATGTTCTCCTGTTAAGTAAACTGGAGAATCAAAAGTAAACGTAGTGGGAATTGATGCATCTTCTGATACATTAACCTCACTTGGATCCTTTACTACAACACTAAATGGTAAAATCTTAGATGTTGGTAATCCAGTTTCAACAGTTCTAACTTGTAATGTAAGAGGTAACTCCTCATCTTTATCTCTCATGAATACGTCTACAGATGTAATGAATACACCAGATGTTTCGTCAACACGGAATGTTTGTGCAAGAGGGTCATAATACTGAACACCTCTAATTTCTAATGTTTCGGCTTCACCCTGTAAACCTTCAACTCTTCTTGTAATTTTGTCATTTAAAACTCTTTGTTCTTCAACACCCAATCTTTCAATTTGTGGTGTTTTGATACTTAAGATTTGTTCTTGAACAGTCTCTAATTCACCCTTCGCATGGAAGTTAGCTTCAGCAGATCCTGTAACAGTTCCAGCAACTGTGGAGTTTGTTGGACTCGTTGTTAATCTTAGAGTTTTTGTTCCAGTTTCAAATCTTGGATTCGCAGCATTATTAGGGTTAGGTATATTGAAACAAGACTTCATGTTTCCAAGGGTATCAGTGATCAATCTTACATTTGATACAGTCGCTTGAGCACCACTTGTTTGACCAACAAGTTTCATTCCATTTTTAACATGACCAAAGAAATCACCTTGAACTTGTGTAGCGAGACTAAATGTATCTACGTTTAAAATTGTAGATGATGTGGAATATACACTTGGAATTGGAGCTTCGTTGTCATATGGATTAACTGTAATAACTTTTGTTGGCGAATTGTAAGGGCCCTCTTTATGGTTTGGTGCAGCAAGTCTGAATGAAAAACTATCAGACTTAACAGTTTCCCCAGTTATGAACACACCACTTGTCGCACTTACTTCAATTAATTTTGGTGTTACAAATGCAGTTACATCAACATTGTCAAAATAAACATAGAAACGAGTTCTAGGTTTCATACGATTTGTAGTAATCTCAATATTTCTTTCTCTCATGTAAGGAATAATATCACGACTCAAAACTCTATCACCTAAAGATCTTTCATCAACTTTTGGCGTCACTTTATATTGAATACCCTCTCTTGATTGATTAGTTGATATCTCAACATCTTGATGATAAGTCATGGTGACTAATTCAGCATCTGTGATTACACCAGCTCCTTTTGGAACCCATTTACCGTTTAATTCAAGAACTTTTTGATAGTTTGCAATGTGTTGTAAATTTGTTTGAACACCTTCTGGTAAATCATCTGGATGTATTTTTCCTAATGCTTCAACAGTTTCTTCAACATAAGTCTCTGATACCTCTTCAGATACCCAGTTAGTTTCCCATGCACCCCAATCAATTTCACTGAATCCAGTTTGTTCATTGATACCTAATTGTGCTATTGCGTTATTATAAGCAGATGTGTCATAAGAAATACTTGCATCAACTCTCTTTGTGTCCATCCACACATCAGAATCTGGGCTGATGGTCATATCACCAGAATAATATACAATTAAGAATGGGTTGACATTCTCAACTCTAGAAGCATAAATTTGCTTCAACATTTCTGTTTCTGTGTAATCTAATGTTAAAAGACGACCAGTTTTTTTAATATTGTCTCCATCAATATCATCTAGATGATTAATATCTAGAGTCGGATTTGCAGTTGTACCAATACCGATAAATGATCTAGACCCAACAATCAAATCTAAACATGTTGTGTAATGGCCAGGTCTTAAATAACCTCTCTTTGCATCTGTACTTGCAGAAAAATCTATATGATCAATTTGATGTGATGCATGTTTCTTAAAGTTATCAACAAAAAATCCAGATTTAAATCTGTTTAATCCATTCGCATCTGTGATGTTTAAGTTTGCAGTATCAGTTTCAAGAAGTGAAAGTCTTGTATAATACTCTACACTTTCAAGTCTTTTCTCAAGTCTACCAATATCCGCCATTGTGAAACGTTTATGTTTCGTACGAATCATCTTAACTTGACTGATATCTCTTAAATATGCTGGAAGTTCAATCTTAGCGACTTCGATTGCATCTCCAATCGTTTGTGGTTCTTTTGGATTATCTGATGGCACACCTTGAATGTAAACAAAATCACCAGACTTATCTAAGAAAATTCTATCTTTTCTTGGTTGATAATAATCATAAGTAACTATCAAGTTTTCATCAGGAACTAAAGGATCTGGAATGTTATCGCCTTGAGATGCAAAATTTCTAGATGCAAAATCAAATGGAGATATCGTTGATCCTGTATTGTATTCAGAAACTCTTGGACGAATATCAATCAAATCACTCATAAAGACATCATAATTTCTATCTACAGGAATAATTTTCTTAGATGAATCTGGATAACTTGATGCGTTATAGAAATCTCCAGTGTCATCAGTTGTCACAAAGAAGTTTTTGAATACAATCTTTATTCGATTTGTTGGTGCTTCAAAAGCTTTCTTTCTCTCAATAAATGAGAAATCGTAATAGGTTGGTTTCTGATTTGGATTTAATTGATATTGATCTGTAATATCACGATCTCCAACAGTTGTTGTTGTTACTAAAGCGGTAACACCTGATTTACTCGCTTTAATTTTTTCACCAGAGCTAAAATTATTTTGATTTAATAAAACCACACCTACTGTGGTAACAGTTGGTTTTTCTACAACTAATCCAACAGCGTTACTATCCAAACCTATAAGTTGTTCTCCAACAATTAAATCAGAATTATTTCCACTTGGGCCAGAATATGCAGTAAGAGATACTGATGGTAAATCGGCATCACCAGCATCATTTGATTCAAACACACCTAATAATGAAGCTGCATCAGGTACGTTGAGTGAAATTTTACGATCTTGAACTCTTGTTCCAAATATTCGACTATTTGTTAATCCATCATTTAGTGTATTTGTTCCAATTCCAGACGCAGATAATGTTGAACGTCTAACATTAACTACATTTGCTTCATTAACTTTTTTAAGTTTATTTTTAACTTTTGACTTCAATACAGTTGCAAAAAGATTTGCCTTTCCAGATGTTTTACTTAATCCTACAAAAGTTACAGTTTTCTTATCGTCAGAAACTGTTACCTGACTATCTTTTAGTGGTTCAATTGACCCATCATCATATGATATAAAATACCTCTCCTCATCAAATGGTTGGAAAAATAAATCTGCACCAGCATTAGGCGATGTAAACTGATTATTGGCGACAGTTATATCAGAGAATTGTTTTCTAAATTGTAAATTAGTTGTGGTTACATCAAGACTTGCGATATTTTTACGACTAACTGGTGTTAACAAACTATTTGCACTAACTTGGAAACTTGATTTGCGAAGTAAAAGATCATTTACATCAAGAGAGCCAGGAATTAAACCATCTAAAACACCACCGTTACAAACACCAGCAACTGATGTAATACCAGCAACGTTGATTTCAGTTCCATCTGTAGATACTCCAGTGATACGATTGAATCTAGGCACTGTTTCGCCAGGTACACTATAACTTACAATATTATTTGAAGTTATAATACCAGCAAAATTAGATCCTGATGACGTGATGATACCAGTATTTCCAGCTGTATTACTTAATCTAAAATTACCAGAAACTAAACTTGTTAATTTAGTTCCATCATCAAGTAAAATATCCGCTTCAAATGTTGATACACCAACTGCACTCTTTATTGATTTTACATCATTAAATCCAAATTGATCTACCTTTGTAATGATTCTTCCATTTTGAACACCATTAATTAAAATAGACTCATCTTTGATAAACTTACCATTTACATCAATCAAACTAATATCAGTCACACTTGTTCCAGATGATCTCACAAATCCTGTTGCACCACTTCTTGCACCTTGTATATGATCTGATGCAGTTAATGAGGTGACAGCTGTTCCAACTTTGATATTTGTGAATGTCTTGATGTCAAACAAACGAGCTTCATATTGAGTTGTTTCGTTCACAAAACTTGCAGACTGTGCTTTAAAATCGTATAATCTTGCAAGTCCAATTTCAGATCCACTATTTCCTCTTCTTCTAGAAACTAAAGATACTGTCGCAGTAGTTCCAATTCCTAAACTTGGAGATCCAAAAACATTATTTACAAATAAAGGATCACCAGTTGTATAAGTTACAGCCTCTTGTTCTATTGTTTTTGTAGTTCTTGGTTTTGGAACATCAATAAATCCTGTAGATATTTTTTCAATCGCATATCCCTTTACATATGCCTTTCCAGGCGATATCTGCATTACCATCAAATCATCAGATGGTATATTACCTTGTTGAGTTTTTTGTTCTGATGTGTATATTCCTTTATTTCCTGTCTGATCATTTAATGATTCTTTTGCAAAAACTTCAAAAGGTCTTACATAATAATCTCCAGACTCATCATAAGTTCTTGCTGCGAGAGTGTCATTAATTAAATTGTATTGAGTGTCTTTTACAAAAGTTTGTAATTCTCCTCCTTGAACACGAGCAATCTCAATAAAATTTTGATCATTTGTATCATCAAGATCTTTCTTCATCAAACTAATACTGATTCTAAGACGATCAGCGCCAGGAGCAGCAAAATTCGTAAATCCTGATGCGTTGTCATTTAAAGATACATCTTCATCAGCACTTATAAAATCTTCTTGAACATCAAATCCTATTCGATAAGATGGAACATTATTATATTGACTTAAAATTAATGTCTCACTTTGAACCTGAGCAAAAGTTCCACGAATAAAATATACTCCTTCCCCAATAGACATTGCAGATCCAGTTGCGGTTGCACCAAAAGATAAAGTGTTTGCAAATGGTTCATTTGCGGCGATAACACTTGCACCATAAACAATGTCCTTATTTGCTGATAAACTTTCGCCATCATCAAACTTTTCTTGAGAAAAATCACCACCAGATTTTTCATATTTAATATAAAGAGTTATATTTCCTCTATCTGAATCATCTTTTGTTAATACTTTTTTAATTGTCGCCGTTACACCTGATCTCGCACCTGTGATTCTTAGTCCAATTAATTGAGTTAGGTACAAAGAAACTGGAATACCTAAAAATGCATCTTCAACTTGAACACATGTAAAATTATTATCATAACTTAAGTTGCCTGGAATTACCTTTGAACCCTCTTTAAAAAAGTGAGTACCAAATTGTTCAATCTGATTTTGTAAAATCGATTGTAAAGTGCTTAATTCTCGTGCCTGAACTGGAGATCCTGGCTTGAAAAGAACTCTGTAAAAGTTTTTATTCTTATCAAAATCGTCAAAATATGGCGATACGTTTAGATTGGTTTCCTGTGGCATGATTTTTTAAAATTCCAGTACGATCTTGATGTCTTCTTTTTGCTGTGAACTGCGAGTAA